ATTCTGCACAAGTGTATCTACTACGTTGCTGATTAAACTCATGAGACAAAGTTAGTTAAATATAATAACATTACAAAGTTCCCATGTAGCATTGCCCTGATGTTTCGCACATAGTACACAACTCTTTACATGGCTCCACTACATTAGGCTCGTACTCTCTATCTATCACGCCAAGAGAAGTAAGAACAATCTTCCCAATCATGGCATTGGTAATAAATAAATCAACAGCATGTTCAGAGTCCCTCATGATAACCCAGTGGGTAATGTCAGTTTCTGACTGGCCTATGCTAAACTCACCCTTAAAGTAAAGAACTCTTCCGTCTTTAGCTATAGCTTCAAAGCCAAATTCCTCTGGCATAAAAGGTCTACTTCTTAGGATGTCATCAATCTGCTGGCTTGCCGCTTCTAACATAACAGACTCATCTTCTATCTGGTGAGTCACATTTCCGGAATAAGGATATCCGGCAAAAAATCCATGGAATGAACTTTGCATAGGTTATTGTTTTTGATATTTGTTAAAGTTTATGTTTCTATTTTTTAAAGCCATCTTTGAAAGCTCATCAGCTTCAGAGTTTCCGTCCCTTGGTATCCAGTGGTAAGATATGTTTGTGAACTTGCTTGCTAATTCTTTTGTATACAAGTATGCATTAAAATATCCCTTACCGGCATAAGCTTTCCAAGCTCCTCGCATTTGGTTGATGACAAGCTTGCTATCTCCGTATACTTCTATTCTGTGGTTTTCTTGTCCAGTTAATAATAAATAATGCAATGCCTTGTAAAGAGCAGCATATTCTGCCATGTTGTTTGTGTTCTCTTTTTTTGCTGGCCTATAAAAAGATCCTTTCGATATTATTTTTATGTTGCCACCATTAAACAATTTAGCAATATAACCATATCCTATATTGCCTCCTGGATTAGTTGGCTCACATGCACCATCAAAATAAATTCGAATAAACATATGCAAATATAAAAATAAATTTAAGACCAAGACACACCTGGTCAAAAAAAAGCCGGTAAGTACCTATAGTACCTATAGGTACCCATTATACCTATGGTACCTCATATATCTATTATACCTTATATATCTTAGGTATCTGTTATACCTGATATACCTGAGGTAACCTGTTATACCTTGTACACCTTGTATACCTGAGGTAACTCTCGTATCTTATATAACTATTGTAACTAGTACAAGAAACTAAAAATTTACCCCGAATTGCTCATCCGCCTCGTCCCTCGGCGTTGACCAATTCGTAGTAAATTTTTATAGCCCCCTCCCCCTACCCCCTCCCCATTCAATGGAGAGAAGTTTTGAAAAAAAGTTATCTGATCCAAGCCACTGATTAAATGTAACAGTTCAGCAAGTATAGCTAGTTGCACCGGTATCTGCTCGAAACCCGGATGTAAAATGACTCGTCAAGTCAATGCCTTTGTTTTTGATTTATTCATTATGAACGGCAAATATATAAAATAAAAAACCCGAAAGTCAAGACCTTCGGGTTTTTCTTATCAACATATGTTGATTAAATGTTAGCAGAAGCTAATGCACGTAATGCAGTGTAAGCATTGTTGCGGGCAATAGCAGTGTCATAACGCAAGTACTTGGTCATACCGTTCTTCATTTGGAAAACGATAAGGTACCTTGCGGCGTTACCACCGATAGCAGGCAAATCAACTTTGCCGCTTCCGATAATATCTTCAACGTTGAAGTGATCATCAGCATTCGCAGCGGTGGTGCTGTGAATAAATGGTTTTGCAATTGCAGACATGATTAAAAAGTTTTTAGTTAAACAAACAGTTGAGTAACAAAGATATGCATAAAAAACAAATCAGGCAATATGTATGTTATCTTATTTTGTATATTTGTACCATAATGAATAAGCTACAGATCATAATGGACGGATGGAAAAACTTTGTTTTCAAAAGTCCTGAAGTAGAAAAGATTGCAAAGCAAAGAGCTGAGATATGCTCATCTTGCGATAACTGTGTATTTATATCCGGCAAGGGTGTAGGGTGTAGCAAGTGTATGTGTCCTTTTGTTTCTAAGCTAAGGGCTACAGGTGAAAGGTGCCCGTTGGGCAAATGGGAATCAGTAAAAATCTAATCATGAAACTGTTCGAAAAAATTGACGCATTAACAGAAGTTGAAGACATGTTGGTTAACAACGTTGGTCCATATGTTTTAATTCCTGATCTTCCTAACTCTACAACAACAGGGGATAGTATTAATTCTTTGCTAATGGCGTTGAACTCAGAGAAGGGGGCAATACACGGTGTTGTTAATCGTACAGCTAACTATGTAGCTAAGACTGTTGCTGGCCTTGTGTCAAATGACGACAAGTATAATCACCCATTATACACATATGAAAACTTGATACTTTCAAGGACAGAAGCAATGAAAGCAATGCTGAAGTACGAGTCTTTGTCTTTCCAGTATTCGTTCCAAAATCCAGCAGACTTGTCTGTTGATAACATTGAAGCTAAGGTATTTATCGATCTTCGGTTAGATGTTATAAATGCATTTGAGTTATTAATAGAAAACATTCAGTCAGAAATTGACGCATATTAAAAATAGAATTTGTCTAAAAGAAATGTAAACGAGTCAGAGTCGGCTAAGCTTTCACTCTTAGCCGACCTCTATTCTCGAGGTATTGAAATAAGCGATAGTGACATCCAGAAGTTAAAAGCTGCTGGATTTTTAAAAGTAAGTTATGAGGATATTTCTGAAAAGATAGATCCCAAAGCTTCGCTCAAGCTTATTGAAGACTTCGTGAGTGTAGCTGCTGTATTCTCAGAACAGGAGGTTGCGGCAAATTCAATGATAGATATATCGGGACCAATACCAGATGACATACTGTCTGGTGATGTTACTGTTTTAACTACAAGATACTATGACTCTATATTGTCAAAGTATCCTGTATATTCTGGCAAGAAGAATGGCGTCAAGAAAAAAGACTGGATGCCAAAGTCTTTAGTCTTGCATAGCAATGATTTCGTGAAGTGGATAGACTCTATTAATTCTCCTGATGGATTTAATAGCATGGCCACTTATAGTAAGTTTCAGCTATACTGTCAGCAGTCAGAAGACTGGATGTCTGAGCCAACGCCTGACATTACTGATGACTCAGATCGATTCGATTACTTTGTTAGGGAAGTTAAAAGATGTAGAGAGAATAGTCTGTATGCTCTTGATAAATATCTACATATAAAAGAAGCGTCTGCGTTTGGTATTAAAAAGTATAAGGGCCAGCTAGGTCATAAGGTTATATTATATCTGCTTGATTGCGGATATGGTATGGATATAGCTAAGGCCAGGCAGGTAGCATTTACCACAACAATCTGCGGCTGGGCAATGTTTAAAGCTGCACTTAATGCCGATCAGATTATAAAGTATATATCTGAAAATAAGGACAAGGCAGAGAAAACATTTGAAGATAAGATAAAATATCCACTCGGAAAGATACCGGTGGAGATGAGGCCTTTTGCTAAGAACTCAAGGATTACAACTTTGATATTTGCGGAAGAAGAAGAGAAGGCCGTTATAGAAGGTAACAACTCTGAGATATCCGTACTTGCCCCTTCTAAAACAGCCATAGCTTCTACTACTCCTACCGTTACACTTATTGACGAGGCTGGAAACATTGACGTCCTTAACGATCTTATTGACGACATTATTCCAACTATGTTTGGTTTTAGCCCAATGACCGGAAGGCAAGAACTTTTAAGGCAGTTGGTTATGTGGGGAACCGGTGGGTACATGGACAAGCAAGGCATAGCGTTCTACTCCAGGTATATGTCTGACTTAGACAACTGGAAAAAGAGCAAGCCTGGAATGATCCCTCTGTTCTTCAACGTATGGTGGAGACCTGGTATGACAAGGGAATTGTACGATCAACTTAAGGATGAGGCGTACAATCACGTTGGACCAGACGCAGAGTCAAGAAGAACAAGGTTCCATCAGTCTTACCCTATAACAATATCTGACGTATTCTTATCGTCTGGACAAACGCTTATATCTTCAGAATATATACAGAAGAGCTTAGATAGGATAATGACTGCGTACAAAAAGGTTCCGCCTCAGTACGGATACCTTGATCCCATATATGACACAACGCAACCAGCCCACGAAGGCAGTGACGTTCCGTTCAAGATAATTGGAGCAAACTTTGTTCCGACATCAATGTCAGACCCAAGGGCAACGACAATAATATTCGACCACCCAAAGAGATGGGTTAACAGGTACTACCAAGGAACTGACCCTATCCACACAGACAACGGACACTCTAAGATGTCTTCCAGTATATGGGATGCGTATTATATGTCGCCTGTCGCTGTTGTTAATTTTAGATCACAAGACTATAGGTATGTATTTTTACAGTGCATGTTGCTTGGGATATATTATGACGTAGAGGCTAAGGGCTCAGTGCCTGAAGTTATCGAGTCAAACATTGGAACAGCATATAGGGAATACAAACAAAACAAAGGACTTGGCTCGTCAATGGTATACAGCACTGAGCTTCCAATGTCATTACAAACAAGAAATGGAACAGTTATAGTCGGCGTAGATAACAAAGGCTTAAGAAACAAGCTTTTAATATCTATGATGGGCGAACTGTTTACGGCCTTTGGAGACAGGATCTGGATAGATCTTTACTATGAACAGCTAAAAACATTTGTATGTAAAATGGTAGGAAGGTCAGAAACGTGGGAACCTCAAGACAAAAAATATAATTGGGATGACGCGCTATGGTCTTTGATTTATTCGTACATTTGTGCATCGGTGTATACCAACAGAACCATTAAAGAGATATCATCTTCTGGTTCTGAAAAGATTATTGTTAAAAAGGTTCTGGCAAGAGATAAGGATGGAAAACTATATTACCAAACTCAAAGGGAGAAAAAGGTAGTATCAAGAGACAATGGCTTTATTCGAGATCAAAGACAAGACAAAATCGCTGGCGCAGCTCTATCCGGAGTTGAGCAAGATGTCTGAATTTAAGAATATCACCGTTAAGGAAAGTCACTTTGTATGGTATTATGCATGCAAAGAATCTCCCTATGCAGAAATCAAAGACGATTTCAAGAAGGCACAACTGTCATACAATGAGGCATTTGGAGAAACTTCAGACAGCACTCAGAAAGAATTATATCTGTCATTAAGATTCCCATCTCATGTCAAGATAGCCATAGACAGAATGTCTAAGTTTGCTCCTGATGTTAGGCTTCTTGCCAAGAACGCTATAGGTAAAGCTGTAGACAACATGATAAAGATTCTTAATTATGACGTTGACGGAGCTTTGGCAAAAATAAATGATGACGGAATAGCTTATGCAGATTGGCAGTCAATTAATGCATGGGCTTCATCTATACAGAAAATACGAGAAGAGTTGCCAAGCGCAATCATTCAATTAGAAGAAGGTTTTGGCGCGTCTAATAAAAGCAGCACACCTGGAAATGGGAAGTCCCCAATACAGTCAGTGATAGCAGAAGATCGTAAACAAGCATAAAATGAACGTATCAGCAACCACTACGGCAGAAAGGCCAAATAGACTTGACAACAACTACGACGAAAAAGAGTACCACTTAAAGTGGGGACAATATGTAGTTGGTGCCGGATGGAACAACGCCTCTCATCAGCTTTGGCTGCAAAACATTATTCGCAATGAAAACTTCTACACCGGCAACCAGTGGTTGGATAGGGAAGATGTTGAGGTTTTCCTGAAAGACGAAACCAACCAAGAAAGAACTAGGATTAAAGTTGTTAACAATATAATCCGACCAATGGTAGAGCAGTATCGCGGAAACGCTATACGCTTGTCTATTGACGCAACAGCAAAGAGTACTTCCCCTATGGCTATAAACAGGAGGGAAGAAAAACTTAAGGAGCTGTTGTTTATCCAGAATCAAGCTCAGCTTATGCCAGAGTTTTCTGAAGCCATATCTCAAAGGGCTCCAATTGGAAAGACAAAACAAGAGACTGAGCAGATATTTAGAAACCTGTATGTTGACGATTACCAAGAAAATATTAACCTATTACTTGACTATGTAGCAAACCTTAATCAGTTCAAAGAGTTTGTACAAATTAATCTTGCTGAGCAGGTCGCGTTATCAGGAATTGGAGTTGTTTATGACTTCGAGGCGTCTGGCCATCACAGGTTTGAATCTATATTATCTAAGCGCTTCTATTGGGACAGGGCATCCAGAAGGCCAGACCTTAAGGATGCGGAGTATATGGGATTTGTAGAATACCTATCAGCTCCACAGATTTTTGAGCAAGGGACCGACCTTAACGAGGAGCAGATGAAAGCTATTGAAGCTTTCCAGCAGTTCGCTAATGATTCTCAGACAATGTATGCAAACTCTGCTGGGTCTACATACGGTGTTAACACAGGATCAGTAGAGGTTCATAATACATTCTGGAGAGATACTTTGAAGTTAAAGTTCGGGTATGTACTTGACGAGTTTGGTTATCCTATGTTTACAAAAATAGGATACGTAGAAGATGGAGATACCGAGCCAAGGTATACTGAAAAAGATCTGATAGATCCTCCTAATACCGCAAGGGCAAAGAGGATCATGAAGGGTAAGAAAGTTATTAACCACTACTCAGAGGTAATAAAATACTGTCGATTCGTGCCCAACGTTGGCAATGTAAAAGACAAGAACAGCCAAAGAATTTCCGATGTAATTCTCGAGTACGGAATGCTTCCGTACATGGAAACTGATTTCGAAAACTACTGCGATGTAAGATTCCCATTCAAAGTATACGCATGGTCATACATAAACGGAGAGGTTAAGTCTCCAATTGATGACGCGATAGATCCGCAAAGGCTTGTTAACAGGGTATTGTCTGTTGCAGAAAACCAAATGAACAATTCCAGGGGAGCTGGATATTTCATCGACAGATCTGCGATAGATGGCGTAACAACCGAAGAGGAGATGATAACTGCGCAGAACCAGTCTAAGCCAATCGTAATTGACGCTAAGCTTCGCGGTGTTCAGAACGTGGTATTCCCTTATGATACAACAATAAGGCAGGGTACCATGGTTATGTTCAATATCGTAGACACGATACGAGGCATGGTTCAGCAGTCTACTGGAGTTAACGATGCATTGCAGGGAGAGGCGCAAGGGCAAGATCAATTAGTTGGCGTAACGCAGATGTTGATACAGCGAGGATCTCTTATGCAGGAGCCTTTCTATAACTGCATAAGAAACATAATGGTTCAATGCTATCAGGCAGTTGCATCAAGAGGTAAGCGCATTTATATTGACAACGAAAGAGAGCTTGTCGTTATCACTGGAGACGAAGGCGCTAAGTCAATAACCATGTCTAAGGATATTAGGAATGAAGACTTTAGGATATTCGTTAAGCTTGATTCTCCGGAAGAAACTCTTATTAACGCAGGCAACCAAATGTTGTTGACGTTAAGAAGCATGGGATTGATAGATGATATTAAAGTTGCAAACCTATTCAATAGGTCAACGCCTGATCAGGTAGCTAGAGCTCTTAGGGATTCTGCTGTAAATAAATTAGAATTAGCTAGGGTTGAATCTGAACAACAGAATCAGCAGAACCAGCAGATGATGCAGCAAATGCAGATGATGCAGCAAGAGCAAAACGCTAAGGAGCAAATGTATATGGCTAGGGAAGATAACGCTGAAGAGCTTAAGCACCAGCGTAAACTAGAGCAAATATTTGCAAGGTCACAAGCTTCTGCATTAGCAAAGCAAGGACAAATACCACAACAACAAAGTCAATAAATTTTTTTTAATAAATAATAATTCATAATTTTACAACCGAAAATCAATAAGTCATGTCAGAACAAGTTCAAGAATCACAAGAAAACGCAGAAGAGTTTACTGGGCAAAGCTTAGGACTCGGCATTGCTGCAGCAGTATTTCCACAGATTGAACAAGCTATCAATCAAATGGAAAGTAACGAACAACAGCAACAGACTGCAAGTGTTGTAGACACTACACCTCAACAGGTTAGTACTACAAGTGGTAATGTAAATGAGCAAGAGTCGGAAAACGAAGAAGTTATTGAGACTCCACTTGGAAACATTTCTGTTCCAAAGAGTAACGCAAAAGCTTCTCAGAAACCACAGGCTCCTCAAACGTTAGATGATTTATTTAACGGGCTCGTTACTAAGTTTGGTATACAGGCAAAGGACCCGCAAGAGGCAGTAAAGAAGATGGAGGAAGCTGTTGGTACGTGGAGAAAGCAAGCTTCAGAATTGCCGGAGTATAAGAAAAAGGCGGATGGTATTGAAAAAGGTTTGAGTGCTTTACCAACAGAACTACAGGAAGCAATTCAGGTTGCAGCGTCTGGAGGAGATTGGAAGTCAGCAGTTAATAACAGCAAACTAGTCGACTTCTCAAAAGGATTGGAAAAGCAGGAGGATAAAAATTTAATCAACCATTTCTTCCCGGGCAAGTTTACCGAGGAGCAATTGGAAGATATTGAAAATAGTGATGACACTGCCATTAGTATTGCTCTAGAAGCAGCTAAGGAAAAGTTCTCGATGCTGAAGCAGCAGAGGGATCAAAAGGTGCAGTCTATGATCAAAGAAGCCCAGGACCGCCAGGCAGCGTACTCGGCATCTATTGATACTGCATTTGAGACTCTCAATGAATCGCTTCCTCTCTTTAAAGACGAATCAGCTAAGGCTGACGTCCGCCAGGTTTTAGAGAGTGGTGACTTCATGAAACTGTTTATCGGCAATGACGGAGCTTTAAAACCGGACGCAGCTCAGAACGTACTCATGGTGTTGAAGGGGAAAGAGACTATTGATCACTTGACTAACTTTATCAGAAACAGGGAGCGATCCAATGTGACTGAAGAGTTTATCGAGAGAGGGAATACTAAGTCTCCTTCAAGGGGTTCTGCTAATGATAATGCTATTGGTAAAGGTGTTCAGGTTAGCCCTGAATTGCAGCGTCAGTTAGATATACTTAAAGCAGCAACTAAGGGTAAAGCGTTTTAAACGTAAATCAAAATGTCAAATACAATCTACAGCCCTGGCGTAGGTGGAAGTCCATACGGAAACAACCTTGCCGCCAACCCACAGGCATCAAATTACCAAGCGATTTCTGCTCCTGCTTACGGAGTGAATGAAACAATCCACTTAGAGAAAGTCGTTAAGTCGGCTATCTATGATGCTGCCCCTGCGCAGTACAACTTGTTGAAGCTATTGTTCTCAAAAGCATTTGAGACAGTTCCTTCTGACGAGTTCACATACTTAGAGAAGACCTTTGGTCGTTCACCAGTTACAGTTACTGCCAACGCATTGGCTGTTGCTGCTATCCCAGGTTCTTCTGTTCAGCAAACTTACACAGTTTCTGCTGCATCTTTAGACAACATTTCATTGAACATGAAAGTTGTTTTCCCTGACAACACTCAAGGTGTTGTTGTTGCGATTAACCCTGCTGGTCCTAGCATCACAGTTGAATCTTACACTGACCTTGGATTGCCTGCAGTTACTGCACCAGCAACATTGTCAGTTCAGTCAACTGTTCGTGCAGACGGCATGGACCGCTTTGATACTTATCAGCGCATGAACACAATTGAGCGTTACAACTTCGTTCAGTTCTTCTTGCGTGCTGATCGTTGGGGTCGTGTTGAATTGCAGAAGTGGAAGAACACTGGCAAGACTGACTACTTAGTTAAAAACACTAAGGAGCGCATCGACCAGCTTCGCTTCGACATCTTCGCTACATTCATTAACGGTGTTCGCGGTGAATTGCGTTTAGCTAACGGTGAACTTGCAAAGGCTATGGGCGGTATCTACCCAACTATGGTTGCTGCTGGTTCTGCTAACGCTGCTTCTACAGTAGCTGCTTTGCCTGCTACATTCGAGGCTCTTGCTGATCAAACAAACTTCAAGGCTGAAGGTGAAACTCGTTTCATCATCGGTACTCAGCGCGTGTTGCACGAATTGGCTAAGTCTTACAAAGTTGCTGGCTTGCGTTACACTCCTAACGACATGGTAGCAAACTTAGGCTTAGAGCAGTACGTGTTCGGAGGTATGAAATTCGTTCCAGTTCCTTGCGAATTGTTGAAAGAAAACTCTATCTTCCCTGCTGATTTCGCAAGCAAGTTGATCGTTGTTGACATGGAGTCTATCACTCCAAAGATCATGCAAGGTATCCCTGCTGTTGAAATGGGCGACACTTTAGGAATGCCAACTCGCGAAGGCTTCGTTGATTCATGGGTAGGCGGTCAGCTTTCCATCGAGTTCAACAACCCTCAGGGTGGATTCTGGATTGACGTTACTTTGTAACATCCAATAGGTATACGGTTAACCTGCCGGGTAGAAATATCCGGCAGGTTTATTAAAACTTAAAACTTAAAACAAATGTCTGAAAACACAATAAAGGGACTAGGGTCCGAAGATCCAGATTTGCCAAGCAAATCATCCCAGAAAAAAACAAACAATCAATCCAGTCAAGACGAATTGCTGTTAAAGCAAATCAAGGAATTACAAGAGCGTCTTGCTAAGATTGAATCTCAGTCAACATCATCTGTTGATAAGTTAGTGTCTGCTGTTGATGCTCTAACTAAAAACAATCAGTCGACAAATAACGGTGGCCGCGCTTACGAGCCTATCGATCCAGATGACTACACAGAGCAACCTACTGTATTCTTCGCATTTTCTTCAGGGTTTATCATTGCCGATGACGTTCGCAAAGGATCTATTGTATTCCCGCCAACAAACGACTCTCGAGGTATTGTTGAGTTTAAGTACGATAGCACTAGACGTAAGCAGAACGGCAAAGAGACTGTGATTGTTAACATGTGCCGATTCGATTGTCACTCTAAGAAGTTATCTAAGTGGCTTCAGGATCACTCTCAACATGGCATCCGATTCTTTAGCAACATTGACTTTAGTGTTGTAGACGAAGGCATGAACGAGAAGGCAGTGCTTATGGCTAAGTACAGTACAGCCTATAACAACATGACTGTAAACGGAGTAGTATCCGAATGCGTAAAGATGGGCATCGAGCCACATCCGGACAAAGAAGTTATGGTTAGTAAGCTTGTTAGTGCAAAAGCTGACGCAGAACTTAAGCGCTCACAGGAAGCCAGCAAGAGAATCCTTGAGGAAACTCATCGAGCTATGCTGATGAAGAATGGGCAAGTTTAAAAAATAATTCAAACCCGGCTATTATTTAGCCGGGTTTTATTATCTTTGTGCAATGGCAATTCAAGTATCGTCAATAGTTAGTCGAATGGCAGCAGCACTTGATGCCGAAGGAAGCGATAGGTACCTATTCGACGAGGACTATAAGCCGTCTATAGACTATGCTATAGAGTGGATGACTACTGCTCTTAATGATGCATTCTCTTTAAAGAAAGTCAGCGCAGAATATTTAGTAGACCTGTTAAAGGTAAGAGTGTTTCAAACGTCAGACTTTTCAAGGCTTAAGTTTGATCCAGCTCAAATGAACGGAGACATAGTGTGGTCTATATTGGCAATCCATCCGGAGGCCAAGTGTTATCCTACTAACTCTGTAATACCAAGCCAGCCTTACGAATCAATAGTTAGAAACGATATCGTGTTTCTTTCTTCTGATTACTCTGCTAAAAGATTAACATTTGAGCAGTGGCAGCAAAACAAGCAAAACGTATTTCTTCCAGGCAACGAAGTTCTTAAAACTTCTTTCAAAGAATACGCATACTTGGATTACGCTAAGTATGAAACATTGTCACAGCAATATACAGTTTCATTTCCTGAGATCGAAATAAGGCCATCTGTTAAGCAACAGTTAGTTGGTGTTAGATATCTTAAGAAGCCTACACTGCCAACAACAATAAATGACACGGTAGAGTTTCCAGAGTCTATGACTAACATGATTGTAGAGAAAGCCTTAAACTGGATTAGCTACAAGCAAGGAGATAACACTACGCTTTACTTGGTTACGGAGAGAGATTTACAAAAGTTAGTATCAACTCTCAGTAGATAATGCAAACTCCGTTAAGATATATAATTGACGATGCTATTGTTTCTTTAAAACAAACAATAGATGACGCCGAAATATCCAGGCCTACTATAGCCTTTTGGGTTATTAACATAGCCAACAGGTTAAAGGCTTTACATATAGACAAGCGCGACTCTGGTGCTATGTTAACAACGTTCCCTAAGGTTCCAGTTGTTACGGCATCTAATAGTCAGTTTCATCCTGATGGTCGAAAGTACTTTACTCTACCTGCTAGTATATTTGATTTTGACAAAGACAACGCAATTCATTATATAGCATATGAATCAGACGGCGGACCAAACTGTCCTCCCCGATTTACGCAAGTAAGATTCCAAAGGACAAACCCTGCTAGCTCAAGAAGATTATATTGGAACCCATACGAAAAACCATCACCATCAAACCCTTATTTCTACAGGACTCTTGATGACGTTGTTTTGCTTGGCGTTGAGAATATTAAAATTAAAAGCGTTGAGATTGGAGTATATGCTGCCATACAGCAGGTTACTAACATAGATGAGGATATGCCAATCGAGCTTCCTGAGGAACTTATAATGTTACTGCAGAGGCAGATACTTGACTTAGGTAGATTCGTTCTTAATGTCCCTGAGGATAAGAGAAACGATGGAGATGAGATCGCATCACAAGGCATAGCTTCCGGTAAAATGGTTTCTGTTCAAAGCGATAATACACAGCAAGCTGAATAATGGAATACTCGCCTAAAGATTTTTTAACTACAGAGCAGATACTATCTGACGTTCTTATGTTTGTAGGCGACGAAGACAATAAGAAGTTGCCGTATGGATGGTATCAGTCGCAGCTTCAGAGATGTCTTGAGGAGCTTTCTTTTGACACATTCTTTCATGTAAAGCATGTTGATGTAGATGTTCCAGAGAACCTTTGCTTTGAATTGCCGGAAGGTACATTCAACGTACAGGAGGTTTACGCATACAATGGATCTGAGTGCAACATACAGAAGGCATCGAAGATGTGGTATAAGAGAAACTTCTACAATGCCGGTGGCGACACATACTTTGCAAAGAACAGAGGGTCTGCAAATAACGATCCATTTTATTCAAAGACAACATACAGAAACAACGGCATAGGCGGAGTTACTTTGTTTGATGCAGAGGATAACTCTAGGTCCGGTTTGTTATTTTATAACGTAGAAAACGGCGTTATAATGTTTTCATCTTCAGTAAGAAGATACCAGAGAATACACATTAAGATGTCTGGCGTGTCATGCCCTCTTGGAGACGTGCCATTTATTCCTCCTTTCTTCAGGTCTGTTTGTATAGACTTCGTTTGCGAAGCAGCTACAAGAGCACTGATGGCCAAAGACCCAGCTAAGTTGCGGGGGCTATGGCAAGTATATGATAGAAACTTAGACTATAACGGGGTGAACGGGTCTTGGAGAAAAGCTATTCAAAGGATAGCTATAATGGGCAAAGGACAGCGAGACGATATGCGTGAATACCTGTCTCGTTGGTCGTATTAACATCAGGCAATGAAAGATCAGATCAGGAAACTATTTGACTATTTGATACACCTTCCGGAGTTAGCTATTGTATTCTTCACCCCAATAGGTGGACAGTTTGTCATAATCCTTTTAGCTGTAATTACAGACACCGCATCTGGCGTATGGGTGAGTAGAAAAGAAAACAACTTTTCATCAAGAAGGCTTGCCGATGTTCTTCCAAAATTAATAGTATATACTTTTTCTTTATTGACAGTGTATACTACCGAAACAATATTTTCACTAGATTCGCTGCAGCTTACTAAAATTTTAACTATAGGTATACTCGGTATCGAGATGGTTTCTATAGATGAAAACTTTAAGAAAGTAAATAAGAAAGGTTTATTCGGACCAATAATTAATAAGTTAAAACGCAAGTAACATGAAAACAAATGAGATTAGCTGGCGTATAAAAAACGACTGCTTGATGATTTACATTCCATACGTTCCAAAGAATGGGTGGAATCAAGAGTTCTTATTAACGTCAGACATTCACATTGACAGCAAAAAGTGCAATAGGAATCTCCTTAAGAAACACTTATCTCAATTAGAATCTCGCAATGCTTTCTGGATCGACAATGGAGACATGTACGATATGATGGGCGGGAAGTACGATAAGCGATCAACAAAAGCTGACATACTTCCAGAGCTTAATACCAGCAAGTACTTTGATTCATGTAACGACTTTGCTATTAACACGATAGGACAACAGGCCGCCAACCGCATGATCTGCATGGCTGACGGTAACCACGAGTTGTCTGTAGTTCAGCGACATGAGTTCAATCCATTGGACAGGCTTGCAGAACACTTTAATGCTAACGGCGCAAATATAATCAGGCAGGGATATGTTGGCTGGATAAGATTTTATTTCTACAAGCCAATAAAGAAAACTCAGAAAGATAATTTAGTTTCCGCGACAAAGTCTTTTACCATGTACCGTACTCATGGTACTGGAGGTAACGCTCCTGTAACAAAGGGTATCATACAATCTGCCAGAAGGCAAGACATGGTATCTGCTGACATGTACATATCCGGTCACATCCACACAAACGCAACAGTGCCTCGCCCTATGTGGCGCTTAAATCAAAAAGGCGTAGTTGAAATGATTGAGCCAATCCACCATTTTGTTGGGACATACAAAGACTCAACTTGGTCAACATGGGAAAACATGAAAGGGTTTGCTCCTCCGTCAATTGGCGGGTCGTGGATGAAGTTTCATTATGAATCAGGTCAAATACATGTAGCATTTGAAAGGGCTGTGTAATGAAAAAGCCAAAGGGGTTCCCAATTATAGAGGTGCCTATCTTGAACAAGGATGCATTAACCGGAGGCTATAGCAGATCTACTTGCAGCTTTGATTATATGCTATGTCCTGTGTCAAGATATTACGGGATGTCTGTACTTGCAAAGCTAGACGGAGACCTTGTAAGAATCAAAGCCACTAGGTGCTATCTTAGTGATGGATCTAAAATAATAATAAATATGCCATACGCAGAATTTAAAGCTATGGTTGATCCATTCATTGAGTATGCTACAGAATTTGACGAGGAGGAGGAATAATTCACTATCTTTGTTGTATGAGTAAGATCAATGTTTTAAACATAGTATTTATTGGGCTTCTTCTGCTTATTATTTTTAAGCTATTTAGTGCCGATAAAGAAATTGTAATTGTTGATAACTCTAAAGAAATCAGTGGCATTAATGATAAGATAGACTCGTTGTCTGCTCAGATAAGCCATAGGGATTCTGTTATAGATAGCTTATCTAAGTCTTCTGGCAAAACAATTGGGGCCATTCGCCATTACACCAAAGAGTATTATACTAAAGAGGTTGTAACCGAAAGACTTCAGGCTTGCGATTCTGTCGTTAGTAATTGCTCGCAACTTATTTATTATTATCAAAAGACAGACAGCATGCACAAAGCTCAGGCTGAAGACTATAAGAGTATTGTCGTCCACAAGGATAGCGTTATTGCTATCAAGGATAGCATCATAGTTAATTCTGACAAAGAGATAAAAAGCCTTAAAAGGCGCGTATGGCTTTGGCGAGGGTTAGCCGCAGCAGGAACAACCATAGGATTATTAGCACGATGAAGCAAGAGCATCAACCGTGGGACGTTCACTCGTTCCAGTCTGGATCAGACAGCGATACCGAGAAAGAGTTTCTTGGTGCCGAAAATAACGGCAGCTATGTCGACGCTAGAAACGCTAGGCACTCTGGTCCTGGAGGATCAAATGGTGCCATGAAGAAGATAGGCGGAGAGTCTATTGTTTACCCTAACAACTTACCTGCTGGCAATTACTTTTGCCTTATTGAGCATCAGATCAAAGATTACCATGTAGAAGTTTGGGCTGACGAAAGCGCTGTTGGCGATTCACTGATAAGGGTCAATGGGCAAATAGTACTAAGCAGTCCATTGTTTCCTATTACATATGTAGATCCTCCACAATACGATGTCAACGAAGACTGCGCAGGAGGCGAGATATTCTTAACAGCTAAGACATTCACACCATTGATATTGAATATCAAGGACATGGTGGATTCTTTGACGTTAGATCCTAATAAATATTTCTCTGCATTTAACCCGGAGCTTTATTCGGTTAACTTGTCTGTAGCCCTTGATCATCCAGTGTTCGTGCAGATGGAAGCAGTTGGCGGTGGCGGTGGTCTTCCTGTTGGCGTATATCAATACGCTATGAGATACGTATCTGATTCAGGAGACAGGACCAACTGGTCCGTAGCTACGCCTATGATTCCGGTTACCAATACCTTGTCATCAGCTAGCAGTATCCATCCATACGCTATGACTTATGGCGGTTCTCCAAACCCTACAAACAGAACAGGGTATGGACCAAGACTAAGATTTAGGGTAAATAATTTCTTCGGGTACGATTACATTGAAATAAAAAGAATTTCATATAACAGAGGTGCTGGCCTTGGGTTTACTCCTATTGGCCAGATCATAGCCAAAGTTGCTGTATCTAACAACGAGGTTTCTGTAAGGGATTTTATAGATCCTTCTGATTCAAACATAGACCCACCTACTCCTACTCAAGATACTGAAGAGGCTCAAAGTGTTGGGTTTATCGAAGGCGCTAAGACTATTCGCTATAACAATAGGCGATTAGTTCTTATGAATTTAAAAGTAGCATCAAAAGAATCTAACCTTACATTTGATCAGATTGACGGCAAGGAGCTGCATCCTGTTATTGAAAACATAGGCAAGCCGGGGTTTAGCGACCCATGGAACTTTATATACAGGAGACCTTATGTGCATGGCGAACGCTATGGATTTGCTATCCAGGGGTTTGACGGTGTGTTCGGCAAGGGGTTTGCTACCAAGGTTACCAATGGAGAAGATGTAGAGATACCAAACAGAAGGGACACTGCCTCTGCTACAACTCAGCTTTATTCTTACGGAGGGACAGTAAAGGCAGCAACAACAACTGGAACAGTAGATCAGACTCATGAAGTGTTTGACTTAACAGAGTCTGAGTCAAAGTCAGATACGTGTTCATTCAAGAACATATATAGGAATCACGGCTTGGCGTTGACAGGATGGAAGAGCAAGGCTAGGATCAACGAGCTGTGTAACGAAGAAGATGATGAGATAGAAAACCATGGCGCTAAAGTAACTGTTGCCGGAGTATATCCGCATTATCATCCGTACACTCCAGTATCAGAAAGAGATCCCAACACAGCAGGCCACAACTACGTTGTTAACATAGAAGTATCAAAGAATAACGGAGAGTCAGCTAGTGACACTGCCTCATATAGGCCATCCGGATTTGCGCCTAACTACTATAGCCAAGGCATGATGTTGTCTGGTGTAGATAACATTCCTGCATGGATGAAGTCATTCTCTATTGCTAGGACTGATGCTGCTGGAAAGGTTGTGGCACAAGGACTTGGTATGTACTGGATGTCTCCTGCGATATACGGATCGGCATTCACAACAAAGTCCAGAACCACCAAAGGTAAGAAGAAATTCTGGTTTTTTTCTCCTGACATAGAAAATGGTATAGTATCATCTGACCTGGTTAATGATATAATCGACAATCCTCAGAACTATAAACTTCAGTTTGTGTCTCCTCTTGGTTTCTTTAGTGAGGCATATAACTTTGAAGAGAACCTTGTCGTAAACCAAAGGGATACGCATATCGATGTAATGTCATATGCGAGGATGATAAGAGATACAGTTGGTGGACAGATAAATCCAATGGAAGATGCCACAATGGGCATATCCGGTGGAGATGGAAATAGGTATGTTGCTTACGGAAAGTGGAGAAATCAAAACGCAGCTCCAGCGTTTTCATCTGGAGATCAAGGTAATAACACGTTCCCTATAGATGCTGTCACCAGGATAGCTGAAGGAAGAGGTACGTATCTCGGTGTTGAGATGTCTGGCAATTCATTCTTGTATAATACAGAAGGAACGTCTGGCGACAAAAACTTTGATGAGCAGGGTATGAAGGATTGGACAGAGCCGTTCTACATTGTTAACATCATAAGAGATGGGGCTACTGTTCCTGATAGGGAAATTGAATCTTATCGAGATGTTCATTATCAAAAAATCGAAAGCTTTATCGGTAGGGCTAATGGTGATAGCAATCAAGAGTTCGCTCTTGTTGATGAGCGTTGGGAGGACTGTATACCTGCGCTTAGTGCCTCTCATCCAAACGCTTCTATAGATAGGTATGTTTACATAAGAAAGCCTAATGGAGTAGAGGAGAAGTGGATCAACGTTACATTCAAGACGCCTGCTCAGATATCTACAATAGTAAATGACATTAACAACTTAGGCGCTTATGCTGGAGATGTTAAGGGTATTTATACTCACACTAATACTGACAATAGGTTCTTCTCTATTGTATTTAATCAGGCTGGATTCTACCCTGCTGATGAAGATCTTATAATTGTCAAGTACGATAAGACGGCGCCTATCAGATTCTGGGGTGGTGATGCTCTTGTTGGTGAATCTTTGTTTGCGCCTATAGATAGGCAGAACGACAACGATGACAAGAATGCGACAGACACACACTTCGCGTTTGGCGTTGGTTGGCCATACCGCCACATAAAGATGAATCCTCGTCATTATGTTGTAAAGAGAACAGCCGGCGTAAACGTAATACAAGACAAGTCATGGATGTTCCTGGGATACATCAGGCAGATGTGCGTGATGTTTACCGTAGAGAGTAGGGCTGCTGTTCATCTGGCTCACAACTTAGATTATCCTATACAGTACTTCCCTCTTATCAACTATGTAATGAGGCCAAATCGATGGGAAGAAACTAAGACTATTGTTGAGCAGAATGTATGGCAGGGATATGTTGATGACTACGGCGAACAAGAGAAGACTCAGTGGGGCTGGGGTGGATTTAGGTTTAAGCAAACCATAAACCATGAGTACAGTGCACAACAGAGGAAGTCTTATTTCTCCAAGCCTAAGTTTGGATATAAAGAAAATACAGAGTTCTGTACAAGGGTGGCTCACTCTTTGGCAAGACAAATAAATGCACAGGACAGTCCATCGTTAAGAAGCTTCCCGGCTAATAACGTGTTTGACATAGATGATGAAACAGGAGAGATCAAGTATGCGTTCTCTGCCAACTCTCCAAACAGTGGAGAGAATCTATATGCGTTAACAAACAAAGGTGTTTGTATGTTGTTGACTGGCAAGTCTATATTGTCAGACCTCAATGGCGGTGACATAGCTTACATGGCTGATGCGTCATTCATTAAGGGACAGTACTGGTTAACTAAGTCAGTAGGCGTTAGTGATGAAATGTGGAGAGGTATATCTGAAGGATCAATGCCTATGCTGTTAGATGAAAACGGAACAGAGGCAAGGTCTACGACATTGATATTCCCAAACAAAGACTCTGTGTTTATGCTTAGGGATAATAACATCATAGACATTGGAAGGTCTAAATACTATACTAAGATCAAGTCTCACCTTGATTTAATACAGCCAGCATACGGCACAAAGCTTACTTCTGCATACGATCCAAACAACAAAGAGTATTGGCTGACAATAAACACAGGGCCAGAAGATCCTGACGGGTCAACTACTTTGATGTATTCACTACTGAAGAAGAGGTGGATTGGATATAATGATTATATGTTCGATAACTTTGCGTCCGTAGGAAACAAAGTTTACTCAACAAGAAACGGAGAAACATACGAGCTTGACTCTGGATTCATAATCAATGGCGCTCCTATTGTATTTGAATTGTCATACGTATCGTCTAAGGACCCATTCTCTGAGAAAGAATTTATACGAACTCGTGTAAATTCAGAACGAAACCAAAAGCCTACATCATTAGAATTTTATGATAAGGCTGGCAACATACTCAATGTTATCGACCCTTCTTTAGGTCCTTTATATTTAAAATGGTATGATGGATGGGAACAGTTTATCCCTAGAAAGGTTGCGCCTTCAGGAGTTTACAGAGAAAGAATGCAGGAAAGATTGCTGATTACGAAAATAATTCATAATTTAGCCGGAGAATTTGTAGTCGTCTCTGCAGGTACACAATACAAAACAATTAAGTAGTATGGATCCAATGACAATGATGATGCTATCTAAAGTTTTAGGTGGCATGAAAGGCGGAGGCGGCCAACAAGGCGGAGGCGGCGGAGGCGGCCAACAAGGAGGAGGAGGAGGAGGACTTGACCTTATCGCTAATTCATCTTTAGGTAAGTCTGCAGCATTATGGACTGGTGCTTTTGATTTGTTAAGAGCAAGAAAAGCTAAGCGTGAGGCTGATGCTTTGATGCCATCTTTGTATGATCCAAATCAACTTGCATTGCTTAGCGAGATAGAGCAAAAGAGAAGGTCTATAAATACAGGGTCTGCATTTGCTGCAGATATAAATGAGATACAATCCGGAACAGCTCAGGCTATGGGATCAATATCTCGAGTTACAGGAGGAGACGTGTCTGGAACTGTTAATGCCTTATTAGCAGCACAACAGGCAGGAGCCAGGGCTACAAATCAGGCGTTAGCTAAGTCTGATCAGATGGGTCTTCAGTACGACAACCTTTACTCTAATATGGCAAAGCGCATTTCCGATAGGGCCATGCAACTTCAGCTTGCCGAAAGAACGCAGAAGCTTGCCGAGTGGGCTCAATCAAGACAGGATGCTTGGGCTAACTTAAACGTTGGCATAGCTAGAACACAAGCTCCTTCTCAGTCTCAGTCTCCTGATTGGGGTGATATATTTATGAGGAATAAATCAGCAGAAGCAGGCGGTGCTCCTACTGAACAGCCTTTAGATCCAGTACAACAAGCAAGGCAACTTCTTCCAATGGCTACTCCTGACTTAGGTCAGGCTGAGCCTGGTGGATCAATGGGAGTTCCTGATGTTCCGTTAGAAGCCGGAGCAGGTATAATAGGAGGAATGTAATAACTATGGCAGAACCATTAAATACAAATCAATACTTAAGCGGCGTACTTGGAAACAATACGCCAGCTCCAGAGGGTGACAACAGGGATATATCTGTTGACGATATTGCTAGGTTTCAACTGAGCGACAATCCTGAATACGCAGCCCTCATGGAAGAGCAGGCTGCATTGGAAGGCGCTCCAGAAGGTCCTCTTGCTATGTCAACCTACTTCCCTTCTGCTGCAAATAACATAGTTAAAGGAGGGTATTCGGGGTCAGAAGTTGGTAGCATATCAGCATACGCGCCAAGCACATTGGTGCCTATAGGTATGTACGATGCTCGTGAAGCGGCACTCAAAAAAGCCGCAGCAAAGAAAGCTGCTTCTATAGATCAGTTTCAAAAGTTATACGGCAAGGCTCCTCAGACAAAAAGATTTGCTGTTCAGGCTGAGCTTAACGATACATATTATACCGGCTTGCAAAACTGGATAGGCAACGCCAAGGCTACGTATGGATCCAACTGGGCTACAGCGCTTGGGACAGACACTAAGTTTCTTAAGTGGAATGAAGACATGAGGACTGTCGCTCGCTACGAAGACGGTATTGTTGATTTCTTGGGCGATTTAGACAAACGAGAAGCCGATCCAATGTTTATTACCTCTCCTCAGGCTAAGCTTGCTAAGTCTCAGTTTATGGCTGGTATTGGCGGACTATCAAATCCAACAGGCACACCAGGAGGCAAAAGCCTTGCTGAGCAAATACTTTTCCTTAAGGCTGAGACTGACTTAGATTACGCTGTAAATACAGCTACAAAAGAATATGTCGACAAAGCATGGGGGTCAGCGCAATACCAGGGGGCTCAAGGTCCTTATGATGTTTGGACTCAATGGGAAAAAACTGGCATGAAGCAATCTGAGGTTGACACAATTGCCGAAGGTATATGGAAGAACTCATATGGCGGCAAGTCAGACATCTTTACGATTGACGATATTAAAAATCGTATCAAGGCTATTTATCCAGAACGAACAAAGGCTGAACTTAAAACAGTTAGCAACCAGTATAGCGCAGGAGCAGGCGGTGCTGATGTTCAGTATACCGATGACGACATATCAGGAGCAGCAGCTCCAATGAATATAGCTATTGCTCAAGGAGGAGGGGCAGCTCCAAGACAAGGGACTGCAACATCTTACGGAACAGTAGCACTTAAAAAAGCTCCAGTAAAAACAGTTTTAGCAAAAGACACTAACATGTTTGACTTTAGCACTGGCTCTCCGGTTAGGGGATCTGGAGCTGAACCTTTTATTATAGGCGAGACCCGTGTTGCTTTAACGCAGAAAGGACCTAACGGTGAAATGGCTATCGTTCCCGATGACATGTATAGTCCGGCTCAGGTAAAAGACTTCATAAGCAAAGGGTATTTATCATACAGGCCTGTAGCTATAGGTCGATACGAAAGAACTACCGCGCCAGGTCTATTGGCTGGCGCACCTCAGAAGGAGGCTAACACATTAGCCGTTCCACTAGAGACAGTAGAAAACTCTCTTGTAGCAAAGCGAAACGAAAAGGGGGAAGTTGTAGTAGGGGTTCCAGTCGATAAGCAGTATAATCTTGCTAGAGCTCTTAACGAACAAAGTAGCAAGGGTAAGGTAATTGGAAAGGACATGAATGTTCTTTCTGACGGCACCGTTGTTGTCTTTCAAAATGGACAGTGGGTTCCGGCCCAATAATTTTCCACGTAATTAATGTCATTAAAAGTCATTAGTTAATAATTCAAACTTCCTAGTTTCAATATAAATTTATTATATTTGCAGCATGGGAGACGGAAAAAAACTTAGTCCAAAAGCTCAAGCAGAGCTTGATGCATTAAATAGATCAACACAACAGGCTCCAGAGTCTAATGTTCCTGCCGGTGAAACACAGCCGCAAAACGTAAAAAAAAAATCCGAACCAGTCGCTGGAGAGTCGACCTTATTTCCATCACAAATAAATCAGGGACAAGGAGATCAATTGTCTCCTTCGGATGGACAGGTTCCTTTTTCTGGATCTCAGCCCAACTTAGGACAAGGCGCTACTAATCCTCCGGTTATTACTGAGCAAATGAAAGCTCAGGCCGGGTATGGTGTGTTGTCTCCACAGCAGCTTCAAAAGCAGGCTGCGCCTGTAAAGTACACCAAGACTGCAGATAAATACAATGAAGCTGGTGTTCCTTTTGCTTTAATTAAAGCAAATCCTTTAGTTCAGGATGAAAAGCAGGAGTCTGACTATAACAAGCAGATGAATATGCAGTCTGATCTTATTGGTCAAGGCGCACCTACATACAACTGGTCTGCTGCTAATATGGTATCCCCTGTTGTTCCTTTGGATCAATCGGTATTATCTCCCACCACTGGCGCTGCTCTAGATAAAATAACACAGTCTTCTCCTGTTATTGCAGAAAAATCAAGAAAGGATCTTTATAAGAAAAACCTTGACGAGGTATTTGAGAATCCTTATTCTGAAAAAGACAACATGTCAATAGCCCTTGGGGCCTATGATCAGTATCTTTTATCTATTGGAGAGTATCAATACGAGTCCGAAAAAATGGCTAGCCTTCAGGCTGATCTTGCAAAAGAAACTCCTGGCACAGAAGCTTACAACTCTAAGTTGATAGAGATACAAAAGATGCAATATCAAAAAAGCACTAATGCTTTAGCTTACTATGGAGAGTATATCAACGAAAGAGCAGCAAAGGCAGAGGGCGATTTGAATGTATACTATGGTGACGACATTGCTCTTTTAGGTACTTTAACAGAAAGAGCTAACAAGCTACAGGCTGACGGTATGACCGACAGTCAAGAGTACGCGGATATTGTTGGGCAAATAAATACCATTAATCAAAAGCCTGGGTTTGTTAATCTAGTTGGCGAGTACGACATGTATTCAACAATGTATAATCAAACTTATGATGCTTATTCAAATTCTATAACAGAGTTTCCAGAATTGAAAGCCAAGATAGAGAGGGACGCTGTAAATCAAGAACTTGTTGACCTTGCTTACCAAGGCAAAATATCTACACCTGGCCAAGACTTTGTATCTCTTTCGGTTAACAATCAGGTTGGAAGGTCCATAACAAATTTAATAGCAGGGTTAGCGTACGTTCCCAAGCAGATATCTGGGGCTATAGGATTTGGAGAGACATACGATTGGACTGATAAATTTTTTGATTCTATATCTGGAGGTTTAGAAGATGTAAATAATAACTTTTTGCCAACGCCATCTGGTGATGTAAATAAAGGAGTTACATTAGCTAATGTAGTTAGAGGGTTTTCTGATCTTGCTATTATGGCTGGCATAGCAACTACTACTGCCGGAGCTGGTATTCCAGTTGCCGCTGGAACTGTAGCTGCCGGTGTAGTTATGACAAACTCCGAGGCTTATAAGGAGGGGATTGCTGCGGGCATGAGCAATACTGATAGCGAGAACTTTGCGATGTCAGTATCTGTAACCGCTGGCGTTCTTGAAATGATAAATCCAGAAGCTGCATTATTTAGAAAGTCTGCAATCAAAGCGGGCGCAAAAGAATTTATAGAGGCATTTGCTACAGGCACAACAAAAAAAGCAGCAATGGCTAATGCCGTTAAAAAAGTATTCAAGCCAACGCTTAAAAATATCGTAGGTGAAAACGTTCAAGAGTTTACACAAGGGCTTGCTGATAACTTAGTTAGGCTTTCGTTTCAAAAAGAAACAGGCGCAGACCTTAAGGCTTTCAACGATTATGGACAAGAGGTAGTTGATACTATCTTGTTGACATCTATTATATCTGCTCCATTCGGAGCTGCCGGAGCCAAGACGGAAGCCTCTACTCTACAGCGCGGAGCGATGATGTCTGCAGCTTTAGATCCTGTAAAGTACAACCAGGTTGTTGCTGACATGTTAAGGCAGGGTAAGGTTTCTGCGTATAGGGCCGAACAGCTAAAGGAAACTATAGGGCTTGCCGCAGAAGCAAATAAGCGCATACCTGAAGACATTGCCGAAGAGAAGCGTCCTGACGTTTTAGTTGAGATGATGAAGAAGGTGAAGCAGGAGCAAGTAGTTAAGAATGCTGACGCTGCATTTAAGGCCCAGGAAGAAGCTAAGCTGAAAGCTCAGGAAGCTATAGTCCAGCAGACCGCTGGCATTGTCACAGAACAAAAAGAAGCTGAGCCAGAAACACAGATAGCATTAACTCCACAGGAAGAAACAGAGTACGAAAACTTGTTGGCTAGAGAGATGACCTCGTTTAGTGGGGACAAATTAAGCCAGCAAGAAACTATAAGGTTACAGGAATTAAAAAACAAACTAACACCAACTCAAGATGCCACTCAAGAAAGGATCATCACAGAAGACAATCAGCAGCAATATCAAGGAGCTCAAGAAGAAAGGCAAGACACAGGCGCAGGCCGTAGCAATATCATTGATGAAGGCGGGCAAGTCCAACAAGAAAAAGTATTAAGTTCTCAAGTTGCTCCTGCGGCAGAAGTCATAACCGCAACACCACAAGCGTTGGAGGAGAAGAGAAAACAAACAGAAGAAAAAATAAAGAGAAAAGATTTGTTTATTGGTGTTGGAGAATTTTCTTCTGAATTGGGAGGTAGCGACAAGCCAGCAATTCCAATATCTCATAGAGAAAAAAATGGAATTGAATTTGTTGAATATGCCCATCCTGAAACAGGTAGTGTTGATGTGATAGTTACAGGAACGTCAGAAAATGATTTTGTAGGCTTTTATCGCATTTACGAAAATGGAAAGCCTACAAACAAATGGAGTTCAAAGTTTGAAAATCAGTCAAGAAATAAGGAGAATTTTAAAACAATGCTTGGCGGTGTTCAAGAAATGTTACCGCAAGGACATGAGTATACAGAGAAAACAAGTATATCAACTGATGGATTAAGAGTTTGGGCGCAACAATTAGGAAAAGGGTATGAGCTTCAATATGATGAAAACGGCAAACTTAAAACTAATTTAGTTGCTATAAATGGTGATGCAATCGTAAATGAATTGGGAGTGCCCGTTGAAAAAGGTCAATTTGAAAATATAAAAGTAAAAACAAAAGAGGATTTTGAAATTGTAAAAAAAGCATTACTTCCTTATTTAGAAAAGTTAGGATTAAACGAAAGCAATGTAAAATGGTTAACAGGAACAGTAAAAATTGATTTACCTATATTAAAATCTACCGCACAACAAAAAGCTAAAACCACTCCACAGTCCCAAGAAAAAGTATTAAGCTCTGAGGTTACTCCTGCTACAGAAGCCGTAGCCGCAATTAATCAAGCATTAAAGTCTGCTAACATTGTAGCAGAAGAAATAACTGAAGAGCAAGCCGTAGGCCTTGGAATAAAAGGAGACGGAGCTTTCTTAAGTAAGGACGGCAAGATATACATAGTTCCTTCAAGAGTTGAGAAGGGCTGGGGCGCAACAGTTGTTTGGCATGAAGGTGTTCACCCTGTGTTGAATATAATCAACAACACAGACAAGGCTACCTATGACGCTATGGTAAATGGCGTAAAAGAAATTGCCAAGCAAAACGAATCAGTTTCGAGCGTTGTGCAATGGGCAAACGAAAACTACTCCGACAAGGGAGAGAACAGAGTTAATGACGAGATAGCAACAGAGACTATCGCTAGAATAGCAAACGGAGATATCGATGTTGAATCATTGCCTACTGCGTTTAAGCAGCGTGTCATTGACTTTATCAATAAGATAGCTTCAGCACTTGGCATTGACCCAATACTTGCAGACACAGACGTAGAGACATTCAAGAAGAAGGCTAAGCAGATCTCAGACACACTTAAGTCAGGAAGAGATATTGCAGAGGTTGTAGGCGAAGAGAATGTTGGGATGTTTGAGAATGTAATTGTCGACGAGAACGGAAACGAGTTTGACAGTTCAAGGCAGTTACGTGCAAGCTTCTCTGACCCAAAGACTAAGACTCAGTTTGTGTACATGAAAGACTCTAAGAAGTTTAACGACTTAAAGAGTCAAGGGTTTATAACTGAAGATAAGTTTTTATCTGAATATAACGGACTGATGCTATGTTCTCTGGCCTAATAATAAAAGATGGCGTGACATTAATTGAAGGCAAGGGTGGCATATGGTATCCTATTAACTTCCATGACTTGTCAAGGGTTTGGGCTAGCACATCTAAAGGCGCAGCGGTTCTTGTTAATAGACTTAACGAATCAGCTAAGGCTAATAACGGTAAAGCTTTAATGGTGCTTACCTCAGTAAAAGAAGACAAGCTTTTATCTAATACTACAGCAGCAATAGGTGTTGTCGATATGTTTTTAAATAAACTATCAGATAAGAAGTTTGGCCTTAAAAAGCCCGATGTAAAGAATGCATTGATAAATGCAGCTAAGGCAAGTTCTGTTACTAAAATTAAGAAAGAAGACGGAACGATAGTTGAGAAAACTGTATCGTTAAATGTGAAGGGCTTATCAAAGTCTATGACTGCAGAAGATATAGCCAATAAGATTAAAGATAAATTATCTCCAGAAAACTCAGACTTTGCAGATAGGAAGTTTTTTGTTAAAGAATTTATATCAGGCATAATTGAAACATTATCACCGAAGGCCCATCAGGCGCTTGGCGATTTCTTTTCTGTTGGCATCATGAACGAGGGATATAAGCAACAGGGCAAAAAAGATTACAAGTTATCAGCAACAAACCTGACGCAGTCAATATCAAATATGCTTCAAGAGCCGCTTCTTGCTAAAGACAAGGAGACCGATCTTGCTTATGCTGTCATAGAGGTTGATGTTACCCCAGACAAGGACGGTAATTACTTTAAGGCTATTGATACGGACCCTAGAAAAGAGCATGAGGCATATCCTAAAGCTATAGTTCCTGCTGTATCTAAGGGAGCTAAAATTGTCGTTAATGCTCTTCAGGATAGGGGAAGCGTATATGATTCTTTCGAAACAGAAGATGGCCAAAAGATAACAAAAGGCGAGGGCGGCAATAGGCTTAAAGTATATCCTACATCTGGACTTTCCGTTAAGCCTATTATTATAAATGCTCCTAGCATGCAAGAGTCTGCCGGAAGGAGATTGTTCTCTGAGCCGGTAGAAGACATTGCCAGGGTGTCTGAGTTATACAAAAATCGCAAGGGTATAACAACAGGCCCAGGAGAAAAGATAACTACAGTAGATACTGAAGAAGCTAAGCGTAGGGCTGATGCATTTGAACAGATGCAGAATACGCCAAACGATCCTCAGGTGAAGGCGGCTTATCAGGCTATGGCTACTGAGACTATTGATCAGTTCGATGAACTTACAAAGGCTGGGTATGCTGTAGAGATATACGAAGGAGAGGGAGAGCCATACGCCAACAGTCAAGGGATGCTTGACGATTTAAGAAACAACAAGCATTTGTTTGTACTGTCTACTGAAAAAGACTTTGGTCAAAACAAGATAACAGATCAGCAGCGTAACGACAACCCATTGTTAAGAGATAGCGGACGCAAAGATATTAACGGCAAGAGTTTGTTGATTAATGACGTGTTCCGTTTTGTTCATGATGCATTCGGCCATGGCGAAAGGGGTAACTCTTTTGGTCCTATCGGAGAAGAGAATGCATGGGATGTTCACGTTCGTATGTACAGCCCATTAGCTGCAAGAGCTATGACCACAGAGACAAGGGGTCAGAACTCTTGGGTTAACTTCGGTCCTCACATGAGAAACGAAGATGGCTCCATTAAGTCTGTACCTATGAAAGACAGGCCATTCGCAGAGCAGAAGATAGGTCTTTTGCCTGAGTGGGTATCGTCAATGCAGGAGTCTAAGGCTAAGAGGGGAACTAAGGGCGACTTGCTTAAGGACACCTATTACAGCCATGGCCTTACAGAGGATAAGGGCGACTATATATTCTTCCACGTATCTAGCGCAGATAAAAAGTCAGTGCTTAAAGGCATCGACTCTAGGAAGTTCTATTCAACTCGTACTGCTCGAGAAGAGAAAGGATTGCAATACGGCGTTGCATCTTACTACACAAAACCTACTGATGGAGAGACTATGGTAGGAGGTGATAAGTATGTAGTTCGTGTACCTAAAGATAAGGTATATCCAATGGATACAGATCCAAACGGATACAGGACTAAAGCAGAAAGCTCAACGCCAAGCAATACTCCATTCAGGTCAGAGGCGATATCAAGGAAAGTTGCAGAAGCTGCAAAGGCAGATGGATACCTTATGGCCGTAGGAGAGTGGAATTACAGCAGAGTAGGAGAGAAGGTGTCGTTGCCTGAGTTTAGGGCAGACGCTCTGGTTCCATTGAAGCCAACACAAGAAGATGCTAACAGCTTCAAGGCTAATGAAAGCAAGAAAGGATTTAAGAAGATCGAACATCCTGAAGCTGCCAACATTAAGAAGCTAAACAAGACAACATCACTTGCTAAAAAGGTGATGGACTTCTTCTCTGAGAAAGGTGACTTCGGAGACAGGTATCAGATCGCATCTAACCATGCGATATATGAAGAGCCTATCACAGACTCAGACATAAAAGAAATGGTTAAGGGCACCAGCAAAGCCATAAGGAATGAGGCCGCAGCTTTAATGCAGGAATCATTAGGCGAGCGTGGACCTAAACCAACTGTTAGTATCAAAGAATACAACGAGATACTTTCTTCTGTAGATAAGATTAAAGATATCAAGATCCCTGGCGCTGTAAACGCTAAGGCTGCTGCTATCATCGAAGATATCAACAACGCTCTTGATTACGGTTCTATAGATGAGAACCAAGCTAAAGAGTTAAGGACTATGTTGTCAGAGTCTTCTAGCAAGGCAAGAGCATTAGGCATAGAAGAGTTTAATACTGCAGTAGATAGCGCATTCGCTTCTGCTAAGCAAGCTATCAACACTAAGCTTGAGCAGCTTGGATTAAAGACCAAGACACCAGAGGGCATGACTGTAGCTAAGAACAGCATGCTTGACGTAGATGCGTTGATGGACCTTGCTGCTACAATGACCAAGAAGGCGTATGCTGCAGGAGTATCTGTAGATGCTGCGCTTAAGCAGACGATGTCTTTCATCAAGAGCACACCAAGGTACACAAGGCTTATGTCTAACAACCTTATCACTGACCAGGAGATAGAAAGTATCATATCTGGCGAGTACGATAGGCTTGTGATGGAAGCTGAGCGAACTAAGCGTAAGGAAAAGGTTGGAACAAGATTCCAAGATTCTCCAAACGTAAGTGACGAAATCAAGAAGGCTGCAGAAGAGCAGGGCTTTGGATATGTTGTTCGCAACATTAATGCTTCATGGGAAGAAGCTAAGTTCATCGTAGACTTCCATGATCAGGCAGGAGAGCTTGATGCCTTGATAGACACCATGACGTCTTCTCAAAACAAAGACATCACAGATCCTACAAGGGCATCTATCTTGGCCGCTATAACAGACAACCTGCTTAAGAAGGCTGAGTCAGAACAGGACGCAAACGTTAAGGCTGGCATATACAAAAAGCTTCAGGCGGTAGTAGAGGAAGGATCAGCCATGGCACGCAAAGCCGGGCAGACTGCAAAGATTGCCGGTGAATTATTTAAGCGCGTGTTTGGCAAGAGCGTAGAAGGAACTACCATGATGGTAGAAGAAAAGATGCGCGACCAGATAGACAAGATCATCGACAGGCAGGTTCCTTTGTTGAGAGATGTAATCGATGCCATAGAAGAAGCTAACGATACCAATAAGACTAAGTCTATTGTATCCTCATTGCTTACAGATTTAGACGCACAAGGTGTTGACGCACTGACAAAGGCAATCAACGACAGATTAGATCAAGGGCAGAGCATTACCACCGCGTTCCTGAAGTCTGAATACAAGAACTTGCTTGTGTCTCAAAACATCAACGACACAGTAAAGGGACAGATCAAAGACCTGGTAGAAAAGACCAAGCTGTACGATGAAGCTCAGGCTGCATTGCGTACAACAATCAAAGAATACAACGATGCTAAGGATGCTGCCACAGCAAGCGGCACACCTATGACTGCAGCTCAAGCATCCAGCTATCAAAAGCAAATGGTGGCTGCATTCATTGCTGTTAACAAAGCGCAACAGCAAGCAGCTCAGGCTAACAATACGTTGGCCGTATACTACTCAGACCCTAAGAACTTCTACAAGACGTTCGCTACGCTGATGCAGTTAAAGTTATTAACAGCTCAGTCATTTATTGTGAACGTATTCAGTAACATAGTTACCGTTCCATTTAGGTTAGCGTCTGTTGCTGGAGCTTCTATGCTTGACTATGTTCTGACAAAGTCTGCAGAGGTAATAACAGGCGAGAAGCAAGCTAGGAGAGTAATGCTTGGACCTCAGGTATCTGCCGTGTTCAACAAAAAGAACAAGGTTATAATGGATGCGCTTGGAGATATCATAGCAAAAGGCACAACGCCTGAGAGTGTATCTACGTTAGACTCTAAGCATTCGCTTAACTGGAATAGATCAGCCAAAGAACTTACAGGCAAGATCGCTACAGCTATGCAGCACAAAGACTTTGAGTCTAGGTTGTCTACATTCTTTGAAGCTACATTCGGAATCACCGCAGATGTTGCGGCTCGACTGTTGGCTCTTGGCGATGTTCCATTTAAGAAGCTTGCCGAGTTTGGTAAACTTGAAGAGATCGGAAGAAGGAAGGGATTGAAGGATGCGGACCTGACAGCGTTTGTACTTGACCCGGATGAGGAGTCAGCTAAGATAGCTAAAGACTTCGGCCTAAAGGTTACCTATCAAGATGAGAACATTGCCGCTGAGTTCATAAACTCGGCAAGCAGCTACATCGATAAATTTGCAAACGAGAAGGGTGCATTTGGATATCATGTTGCTGGCGTTATGCACATCATGAAGACAGCCGTTGTGCCATTCGTTAAGACTCCTCTTAACTTATTGTGGGATACCCTTGGATATGTGTCACCTCACTACTCATTAGCTCAAGGCATGGTGTCTTTAGCTAATGCAAATAAGGCCAGGAAAAAAGGAGAGACAGCTAGAATGCAAGAGCATATAGGTGAGTTCGAGAAGAGCATGGCTAAAGCTGGCGCTGCTATGGCTATATCTATAATCGTTAAAGCTTTGGCTGAAGCTGGAGGATTGACAGGAGACGATCAAGACGAAAAGATTAAATCTATGTCCTACTCAGGAGAAGCGCCTCCTCAGCGATCTATGAACATGTCTATGTTGATGGATATGCTAATGGGTAAATACAATCCTGAGAAAGAAAGAGACCCAAGTCTTGACGTGTGGATTAACTATGACAAGCTTGGTGTGTTAGGTCTGGCTATAGGAACTCAAGCTCTTGTGTATTCTGAGAAATCCAAGAAAGAGATCCAGGACATGAGCATACTTGTTGAGATGACTAAGGTTGTAGGTATGCCTGCCATGAAAACAGTTATGTCTCAGTCGTTTATGAAGGGCGCATTTGAGGTTATGAAGGTTGTTATGGATGGCAGCAGCGAGAAGTCTTTCAACAGATACATGCAGGCCACCACCACGGCGGTGTCATCTGCTATATACTCTAACACATTAGCTACCTTATCAAAAGCTACTGACAAGTACTTGGCAAACACAAGCGCTACAGAAAATCTCGGAGAATCACTTAAGCTTACCTTTAAGTCTAGGTTGTTTATGGGAGACGAGATACCGTCAAGGGTTAACATATGGGGTGACAAGCAACCAGCGTCTCCTGTTGGAACCAACAAGTATGCGTGGTACTTCCTGAATGCAACCAAAGCTAAGACTGTGGATGCATCAAAGGCAACATATAAAGTTTGGGAATTGTATCAGAGCACATTAGATAAAGACGTACTTCCTTCTCCTCCTTCTAGGAGTATAACAGTTAAGAAAGAAAGTATCGATCTTGCTCCTGATGAATACGAAAGATATCAGATCTATGTAGGGAAAACAAGAAGAGCCCTCACAGAAAGCTATATCTTAAGGGGTAACTTTGACAATAACAACAACGAGACAAGGGCAAAAGTTCTTAAGTCTTCGTATGATAAAGGTCAGGAGTTTGGTAAAGCTATGTTCATACTGTCAACGCCAAGGCTATACGAAATGTACGGATACACTCCGAAGGCAGCTAAGGCTGAACTAGATATGATGCAGGCACAGTTGGATCAGGCTCAAAAAAAATAAACAGATTCCATCGTTAAGACAGGAAAATTAACTACATTTGTATTATGTATCTCGTCCCAATAATCAAGGTAAAAGAGCACGTAGGATCATTCACTGTAGAAGACGTAACTCCAAACTGGAGTTCGTCAAATACTACAGGGTATGGTGTGCAAACTATGCCAAAGCAGAACGTACACTCGGCAGTGTTATACATAACAACTCCGGATGCAACGACTGAGATAATGATAGATGCAACAGGGTCAATGCCAAACTCTCCATACCAAGTCATGCCTCATGATTTGAACATGACAAAGATAGAGTCAGGCAAATACAAAATCCGCTATGTTGTATCTGGCGTAAACGTTAACAACGAAAGCGTAGAGGCTGAGACATATACTTACGAAGTATTTATCAAAGACATCGAGTGCTGCATAGACAAGATGTCTGCAACGATAAACTGCGTTAGCCTTGACAATATATTCAAGAACGAGAAGTCTCGCAAGTTTGCGAAGCTTTCTGTGTTGCTTGACCTTGTTAAGTATGCTAACGAATGCGGAGACATTAACTCTGCATCAGACATGGTTGACTTAATTAAATTAAACTGTAACTGTAACTGCTAATGTCTAACAACGGATGTTGCTGCAATAAAGGCGAACGCGGTCCTATGGGACCTAAAGGCGAACGCGGCCCTGCTGGTGCTGCCGGTGCTGCCGGACCTACTGGACCACGTGGTGAGGCTGGGCCTGCTGATTGGTTTTCATATTCTTATGCTTCATCTTCAGCTCCATACTTAGTAAGGACGTCCACTACAATGGCTGACGTTGGCGCTATAGTATATCCTGGAAGTAATAATACTAACAGTGATGTTGTTGATATATGGGTTAATATATGGTGTCTTGCCGCTGGAGGATCATGTGACGTTAGGGTTTACGACGAGACAAACAACCAACTCATAGGGTCATTTTCTGGCATCACATCAAACTCAGACTTGAACATAGTTCAGCTTACAATGGCTTCATTCACAGAGCCAACAACTCCTGCAGTTTGGAAAGTACAGGTTAGGGGAACTTTGTCTGGAAACGCTACAGAAGTTGCTGTTGCGTCAGTTACACTTAAGCTACAATAACATGTGCAAAGAAGGATGTTGCGACTGCAAAGAATTATCAAGTCGACTGAATCGAATCGAAGACTTGTATAATAAGCTATGGAAATCTGCAGGACCTCTTGCTGAGGGCAATCCAATATTGATGCTTCAGAAATCTTCTGACATCAACTCATTTGATATTACTACCGGCAAAGGATCTGGCGTGTGGGCTAACTACGCTATGTGCGATGGAAGAACTCACGGCACAGGATTAAATGCTGTAGCTACACCAGACCTTAGAGATAGGTTTGTTGTAGGATCTGGGAATACATATACCGTAAACAACATTGGCGGTTCTGCTACTGTAACACTTACAGTGCCTGAGCTTCCTGTTGTAACCCCGTCTGTAACAGACCCTGGTCACACTCACGTAGCAACACAGGCAGCTCACAACCACAGCGTTACAGATGCTGGCCACACTCACGTTGGCACACAGGCTCCTCACAATCACTCTCTGACAATCACTGGCGGCGGACACTCTCATGGAGTTGTCGTTGACTATGATGCAGGATATGATGACGCCGGATCTGGAGGAAACGTAGTCCTTGCAGAAAGCGATGGCCCTGATCAGCATACATTCACCACCTCTGGCGATGGCGCTCACACCCACACTGGAAGCACAGATAGTTCTACCCCTGTTATTTCAGTGGCTAGCGCTACAACTGGATTGTCTATTGACAACGAGCAGCCAGCTATCACTGTTAGCACAGAGCAGTCTGGTGTAACTGTAGCTTCATTCGGTGGAGGTTTACCTCACGAGAATAGGCCTCCATACTATTCTGTATTATTTGTAATGCGAGTAGCATAATGGATATCCAATACCTAAATAACAAACTATGTGTAGCCAAGTGTTGCGCAGCTCAGATTGGAGCTAAGTACGTCAATGATATTAATCATGGCGTAGACTCCGATCAGATGTTTATTGGTATTATTGTCCTAAATCAAAGAATAAAAACTTTACAGAGATATATAAAATCACTATCTTTGCCTAACGAGTGCGAATGTGATCCGGAACATCCGGAGTCAAGCTGCCTCAATGAGGATCAGGTACAGTATATTATCGAACAAATCCACAGCGTTTGCGGTGGTTGTTCATGCAACTGCTAATAAGTAGAAGATGGCATTTGATAATCACACAAAGTACGCTCCGTATATCGCATCTGGATGCGACGACTGCGGATCTACGCCCTCTGCACCACAATCACACAATCCTTGCGAAGACTGCGGATGCTGCCCTCCAGGGTTGGTTGAGCTGAAAGACGCTAACGGAGATGTTATAGGATGCGTAACTCCTAACGATGCTCAGGAGTACATGAAGACAACATATAAGTGTCCTGACGGATACATTCGTGTTGTTGATGCAACCGGAAACTTCCAGGGGTGTATATCTGTTTCAGACTACATGATCCTTAACCCTTAATTCATCTAAGCCATGCCATTCAACGCTAACGCAACAAACATAGATCTGCTGGCACCATCGGCAGTGACCACCCCAACAGTAGTTGGAGAGGTAACATACTTCTTTAATGTTAATGACGAGAACCGTCTTTACTATAAAGACTCTAGTGGTGATGTATTCTTATATACAGATCCTGAGTCAGGAGAAACATGCTGCGCTTGTGATGTTATCAAAAACATAACTGACGCTGCGGCTTGCGCTCTTAAGAAAGGCTTAATGACTGCTGCTGAGTATCAGACATTTGTTACTAGCTCAGTCTCAGTTACAGCTACAGAGTCTTACGATCCTGTTACCGGAACTCGCACTTGCACTGTATCGTTAAACCCAGCATCATAAGAACATGGCTAACTTATTATCACTTACAGTAGTATCTAGGAACGGCAAGGACGTTAACGATACGTGGCTTATTGACTCTGCCGACATTGCAGGGCCAAGCGTGCAGGACTCAGTTACCCTGGGTACACTCCTTCGTGTTAATGAGCTTGCCTCTAAGTCTTCTATTGGAAACGTAGGTCAGGCATTAGCTGAGTATCTTGTGGTAGAAGATCCTGCCACAATATCTCCAATGTCTCACAATCTTTTTGAAGCTACTGTCGTAAAGAGGGGCGCTACAGTTCTTGCAACGCCTACTGTTTATCTGTTTAACATTGAGAATTTAGAAGGACCTATAAAGCCAATCCAAGGCGGAGGCTCTAAGTTCTATTGTAAGGACCAAGGTCAGGTAGACCCTGTTTATTACGAGGTGCAAGAGATGCCTGCTGCAATTCTTGCTACATCTATAGTTCACCCATAACAACCGCTAGAACATGGCTAACATACAAAGAGTATACATCGACCCATTGACTCCTGCTGACCCGGCAATCTTAATTGCTGAGGATGCTTTGTTTACAGTCAACCTTGAGTTGATCATGAAGAGTCAGATAGTTAATGTACATCGTGTAGCTTTAAGCCCTGCTCGCGATGGATACGCATACCCTAACTTCACAGAGCTGGTTATTCAGCTTGCTGACGGAAGGACATTCAGGGTTGAACTTCAGAACGTTTTAAATCAAGCTACATGGAGCACAGGAACTGCAGCGGGTGCAGATCAGGCTGTTGCTGATGTGCTTGCTTCATTATAAAAAACAATTACAATGAGCAAGATAGAAAAAGTAAAAATCGAATTAGTTCTTAATGGATTTGAAGTGGAGTGGTGCGAAGAAGAGAAATCCGAAATGGCATCGCACTTTTCAAACTCTATGTACCGTGAGAAGACTATGGTATTTAAGAGCAATGAAGTAGAGAAGTTAACTAAGTTTGTTGGTGACCTGCTTGTAAAGGCTATGAAATCCAACGCAGAATATAACGGGAAAGAAGAATACTAAACGTCGAAAGGGTCTATATCTTTTACCTCTATACTTTCTATAGGCGCAAGTCCAAGGGCTAAGCGCCTTTTTTGCTGCGCCTTCCTGACTCCTTTCTTTGGAGTATACTCAGGATCTAAGTATATCGTAAACTCAAAATCTATACCGTATGAATCGAGTATAGATAATACATGGTGTATGTTTGGATCTGCCTTACCTATCTTAAGTATGTTGTTCCTTACGAACTTTTCCTCACGATAGATAACTCGCTCGCATATATAGCTGAGCATCTTACGCATCTCAACCTTTGAGATACTGTAGAACTTAATAGGAATAAACCGGTCTGGATTCTGAATAGCAGATCCCTGCTCAGGTTTCCAGACCGGTTTCTTAAATGATGTTCTCTTCGATTTAGAATGGAAGGTCATCGTTCACATTTACTTTGCCAGAAGAAGTTGTCTTGCTTGGCAACTCATCCAATGTATCAGGCATAGCAATGTTAGTAGTAGCTACCCTTGATGGCTCAGGAGTGTATGGCTTATTCTGAGCAGCCACAGAACCTCCTGTCTTAACGTCTGACGGATCGTATTGGAAATCCCAATCCTGATAATAGTCAGTCTTCCAGTTAAGTCTTGACGCAGGAAGATTCTCTTTACCCTTAAGCATCTTACGGCCCATCCATAATACCCTGCAGTACACTCCAACGCCATGCTTGCGGACAACATCTTCTATCTGATCGTTAAGCACCTTAGTTCCCCAGATAGAAATCTTCTCTCCGGACTTGGTCTCAAACATATGTACAGTACTGCCGTGACGGCCTACGTTTTCTTTTGTCCCTACGAAGTAAGCTTCGATAAAGTCATTTGCATCGGCGTTGATTCGCGGATTCTCTTGGTCATCAAAACCTGGGTTCCATGTTTTACCGAATGATGACTGTTCTTCTTTTGCTGATCTGAAATTTGACATTTTGTTTTAGGTATTTAGTTTAACTTATTGATTTACTTATTGATATATAGGACTATCAGATGCGTCGAGGTTATCTACTATACCCTCTACAGACGTTCTGTCCGGTATCTTGTTGAACCGGCGGCGGTCCCCTCGCTTCTCTCGCTCGGCCTTATTGGTTTCAATAATAACCTTACGCTTTTCTGTGATGGCTTTCCTCATAAGCCAGAGTTCTTTGTCGATCTCTTTAAGCTTACTGATAAGCCTTGATGTGGCAGAGAAGTTTCCCCTCTTATCTACAAGCAACGCATCATTAATCATGTCAGCAGACATCAATGATATACGAGTGACCTGAGATAACAAGTCGTCAGAAATCTTCTCAGTCTTCTGTTCCAATGGATTCATCGTTTAAATTCTTTAGTTTTTCTAAAGCCTGAACCTGTTCATCGGTAAGTTCTCCTGCAGGAGTTTGTATCAAAAGAAGCTTGACGTCTACAGCAAGGACTGACAACATAGCGATAACGTGCTTTTGTTTTACAACCCTAGTTCCGGTAAGCTCGTGATCCTTATTGTTCATCCAAGTCTGTAAAGCCTTAGAGCTGACACCGCATGACTTAGCCAAAGCATATGGGTCCACACCAAGCTCGGAACACCGGCTTACTATGTAACTCTTAACCTTGCTTGACACAAGTAGTATGTCGTTATCTAAGTCAGCTATCATTTCTTAAATGCTGCAAGTCTTTCAATAAAAGAATCCTCACCCTCGGCAATGACAATTGTCTTCTTGCCACCGTCCGGCTTACTCCTGTCGACAATATCTACAGCAGTAAGATCCTGATCCTTAAAGAACCTGTTGTCAATCTCTGACTTGTTCCACTTCCTGATACGGATAATGTCATCGATAGGAATGTTCTCTTCCTTTTCCCCTAAGAGAAAGTCATTGTTCTTTCCTCCGATAACTTCCTTTGCTACTCTAGCTACTTTTATAAATCTCATTTTCGTTTTTGTTTGCACAAAGATAATATAATTTCCACATATGCAAACAAATTTATGAAATAATATTACATGACAGCTATTATAAGATTGTCAATGGTGGTTTCAATATGCTCTCTATGCATGGCCATGTACTCATCTATGTACTGTTTTGTCTGCTCAAAGCCTACAGAAAACTTAGCGTCCCAACCCTGCCCCCTCAGCCTATGCTGTATAAGATCCTGCTGTTCTAGGTGCTCATCTTTCCTGAGCGTGCCATCTTTTTTATAGATTTTCTCCCCGTGTTTCTTGAGCTCAAGCTTTAGTCCACAGTAGTCTTTAGTCTTTGCATATATCGTAAAGTCTGGGAACCCTTGGTCTGACCTATACAACTTCTTCAGTACGTTCCATTTCATACCTAGGTTTAATCCTGCTGCCGTGTCGCAATCGAATAATGTCCCCGGGTACTTTAGTTTCATATACCTGCAAACCATAGACTGAAGTCTTTCTTCTTTGTTGGACCTCTTCTTTTTCTTGTTCTTGTTTTCTAGTTCCTCTAACATACTACTGCTTTTCATTTGATTTAGGTTGAACTTCATACATTGCCGGTGGATCGTTGGTGCACTCGGCCATCAATGGTGTTGTGAATCGCATTACAAAGCTATCGGATAGGCCAGTCCTTCTGTCGTCCTGCGCCTTTAGATAGAAGATATCGTTGCGAAGATCGTAGTCGGATGCATCGTTGTGGTTGATGGATGTTTCGTCTATGAACCTGCTGAACGAGAACGATCCGTCAATGTTTCTTGTCACGCCAAGCTTGCCTCGTATAAACTTACGTGGGTCCCTGTTCCATGGTTGGCATGCCGAGTCTGTGTGCATGAGCAGTATGACCGGAGCCATCTCGCCATCGTTAGCTCTCTTTGCAATCTCCTTGGCATTGGCTGAGTTATCCCAAAGCTGATGTGTCTCATCCCTCTTATCGGACTTCATAGAAGTGATACCATCTATAACAACCAACACGACCTTTCTTCCGGATGACTTTCTTATCTCGGATGTTTTAGATACAACTATCTTAGGATCGAAGCCGGTGTCAGATACTATATGTAAGTCCTTTAACTTTTCAGAGAAGAAAGATCTGATCTTGTCTGCGTTCTCCTTTATCTCGTTTCGCTTGATCTGTAGCTGCTGATAGATGATGAGCTCTACAATTTGAGGTGCTGACATCTCTCCGTTTAAGTAAAGAACAGGGCCTCTGCTCATTGCGTTTAACACAGCAACGCGAATAGCTTCCGTAGACTTGAACGACTTCTCTCTTCCGATGAATGCATACAAGTGTCCAGGAACAAGGCTCCCTCCAAACACGTCATCGATACCGCTATACCCAGTGGTAGCTCCAGACTCGTCGTTTGTAGACATCATGACATCTAAGATATCTAACACTGACACAGACTCCAGAACACCCTTGCCTTGTTGCTGCTCCCTCTCAAAGTCTACGATAGAGATTGTATTGTGCTCAGAAGCTTTTGTCCTGTACACCTTGTCTACAATATCTTTCAGCTCTTGCATCGGGAAGTCTGTCCTGTCCGCAGCGATAAGAACCGTGGCCCTGTCAGCAACAACGCCACAGCGGTTGAGGTTACAGAGGCATGTAAAGATATGGTTGTTTCTGTTGCCTTCCTCGTATGGCTTATAGTGCTCTGCCCAGCTTTTGCATACGTTATACTTTAGTCGATCATCATCAGTTACAGAGTATGACCCATACACAACCGTTCTGTCTGAATAAAACTTGGCCCTCTTGGTTTCATCGTACTCTACATGGAAGATCTCAGACTTGCCATTGTAGTAAAGGTTAGGGTCGTAAGACACAAAGCAAAGTCTGCAGATATCCTTGCCGGACTTATCGGCGCACATAGCGTACATGGCCTCGTAGTATTTCTCAAGACAATAGAACGCATCAAGGTGGTGGTCCTTATCTGAGTCTACCTTTACGATAACCTTTATACCTTTGCCTGATGGGGAAACAAATACGCAAAGAGAATACTTGTCTGACTTAAGTGCCTCAACATACTTGTCGATGTCTTGCGTTTCGATACCATCAAAGTCAATAACGATAAGGTTGGTGTACGATGTTATACTGTCAGCCCTTCTGGCCGAGAAAGAACCGGAGAATGTAACCGCTGGCAGTGTCTTCTTGACATCGTCACGCTCATCCTTATCCTCAAGCGTTCTAATAGAGTTAATCTTATCGGCCCATCTTCCAGACTTTATTCCCGACAGTACCTCTACGATAGGTATTGTAGACCCGGAGTTATCCTTAGCTCCGTTATAAATAGATATCAGCATATGTTATACTTTTAATGGCGCAAGAAGCACCGTGGTATTTTCCTTTTCATTCTTATTGTGAGAAGACAATATGATAGGTATAGCCTTCTCTCCAGCCCTGTATGACATGTCTATCATAACATCATCGATAGCTTCGATAGCATCCTCTAAAAAGTAGACGTTACATCCAGCTTCGTGTGGCTTAGGGGACCCAAATATAGAAATACTTTCTTTACCTTCTGTGTCGTATGCGTTATTTTGTATTGACATCTCTATCGATTCGTCTGACACAGAGAACCTTAAAGTTCTTTCGGTGTCTGTGGTGTGAGTCTTCAATCTAGATATAGCAAACAACGCCTCTTGTCTTGTGATAGTGGCAAATGCATTGGGTGTTATATTCTTTATGATCAAGTTCTCTACATTAGGATACTTTCTTTCCGACTGATCCATAAGTACAGCCACAATCTTAGAGCCTTGGTCAGAGATAAACACCAGCTTTCCGTCAGACATACACTCTATCTCACCGCCAAAAGAAAACATATGGCATATAAGGTTTGATATGTATCTGTTAATGACTATGTTACTGGAGATATCTTTATGGCTAGGCTTGATAGCTGACGTCACAAGGACCTGCCCGTCACCACCGGTCAACATTAACTTGCCTTCATGAATATCAGAGTTGCCAATACACATTCCGGTAAGCAAGATATTGGAGTGCTCCTTTGGGATAAGCCTTGTTATTCTTTTGGTTACTGACTTAAATAGTTCAGCCTCTACATTGAACCTAGCAACTATCTCCTCGGAAATATTAAGCGAGATAAAGTCGTTGGCCTGTGTAACAGGTATCTCATGCCTAGACTTTCCGAATGAAATAACAAGACCAACATACCCGTTGTTGCCCCTCTTCCTAGTTGACAGCTTAAACTGGGTGTCATTAGAATACTTAATGATATCATGCATCTGCTTGGCGTTGACACATCCCGACCACTCCTCGTCTTGCTCTGAATCACATTCGATTGTCGTTGAGTACACGGACTCGCTGTTAGATGACGATATAACCATACTGGACTTCCCGATTTCTAGCTTATACATTTCTGTTATCGGAAGTATCACTTTCTTAGGTATTAACATGATGGCCCTATCCGATGCCTCCATAAACTCCTGCCTGCTTACTGTTGTTTTCATTTTAATGTCCAGTTAGTTTTGTTTCTATTTGTTTTTCTTATGTAAAGATTTTGATCTTTTATATACTTGAAGATGATAGACCACTCTGAATCCATATACGCCTCCTGAGATTCTTCTTCTGGGCTATACATATCGAAAGATATAGAGGCTTGTCCCAATGGGTAGTTGTCTATGTACCACTTACCCTTTCTTAGTCTTGGCCTTACGCATCCGGTTCCGCATATCTCATATGCATTACCTTTCTTCTTTATGATATAAAACCAGCTACCTATCTCAAGGGCCATCTTCTTATTCTGGTCAGTCACCATTATGTAGTCATCAAGATTCTTGAGTAACAGATTCCTTACTTGTTTCTTTGGCATCTTCGTTTGGTGTTACTTGTAAAAACTCTGAAGCAAGAACGTCTGACACGTTGGTGATGTCTATAACATCCTTACCTCCGTCGACAATCATGTTGATGTCTTCTATCTTATCTTCTATAAGATCAGC